TTCTTTTTTTACTTGCTCGTCTTCCTCTTCTTCGTCATCATCGTCTTCGTCATCATCGTCACCGTCTTTTGCTTTTTTAGCGGCAATGGCCTTTTGTAAAGCGGGTGGTAATTCGCCCTCTTCAACTGTTTCGACTTCTTCAATTACTTCTGGAGCTTCAACAAGTCCTTCTTGCTCAGTTTCTTCCAGAATTTCTTCTTGAGTTGTATTTTCCATAGAACTTGGTACTCCTAATAGTTAATGGTATAATTCGATTACTGTATTAATATTTATAATATCACAACTTTGACAATAAATTTTTAAACTCTCTTATTTTTACTTCCTCGAGCACTTTGGAAGAGGCATTGGCGATATTCCGTCTTGCCTGTTCTACATCTTTTTCCTGCAAAGAACCATTATCCCAAATCCACTCTTTCCCCTCCATAATACCTTCAACGAAAGCATTAGGAGCAGATGGATCTGCGACAATATCTGCTGCAGAAGCCAGATAAAAATCACTTTGAACTACTTGTGTGTTTTTTGCATCGGGTTTTAAAGTACCCATTCCTCTTGAGGAAACACCTAATCTTGCACCCTCATCAATTAAACACTTAACGATCTTTCCATTTGGTGTATCGAGAATCTTTGCTCGACCAACAAAATCCTTACCTTCTTTAACAAGAGAAGTAATCATATGAGATGCACGATCTAAATTAACAGTTGGCCCGTCTGGATGTCCTAATTCTCCAAATGCACGTTTTGGTGCAACGTATTCTTTTACATAACGGTTTACTTCTTTTTCAAGGACAGGTAATGGATAAATTCGACCATTCTTGTTCTTCATCTCTGATTGCATGAAAATACCCTCAATAAAATATTGTTTGGGTTTTCCCGATTCTTCAATCAGTTCGTATTCTACTGTTTCTGCTAGTTCGCAAATTAATTTCATTTGTCTGTCCCTTTTATCTGTATTCACCCTGGCCGGTTGCCTGACCACCAGAGTAAGCATTACCAGAATCTTGATCTCTAAAATGTTGAGCCAATTCTCTTTCCTTCTTTTCTTTTGCTCTCTTCCTCTCGTCTTCCCCTTTTTTCTTGTCTCTAGCAGCTTTCATATCATCAGAAGAATCTTCCAATACAGAAAGCAAAGCTTGTTTTTTTTCTTCACCGAGGTATTTTGCAGAATTGATTGTATTTGTCAATTCTACCATTTCCTTGTCTTGATAAAATTCGTATAAAGATGACATAGTTTTCCTTTATTATCTTACGTTATCGAATGCAAAATCCAAGATTTTTAAGAATGACTTTGTGTCTTTGTTCATATTATCTTGCATTTTTTTCTTGTTACTACTATTTAGAGAATCTAAAGTTTTCAATATTACAGAAGCGGCCTCAGGGTCAATTGGCACAGAAGTACCACTTTTAAACTGTATTTCTGCTTCTTTCTTCTTTTTAACAACTGCTCTCAGTTGTTTTTCTACATTTTCTTCTAAAGGATGAACAATTTTCCCTATCCCTATTGATTCTTCTTGTTTCGCAGGAAGTTCTAAAATACCCCTAAGTTGTTTAAGTGTTTTCATCAAGTTCCAGAAGAAGCGATTTTAGTATATGTTCCGTTTGTAACATTTGCCAATAAAAATTGGTCAGAATTTTTATGAATTACTGTAACTGAAGCAGCAGGCAACGTGATAGAACCTACAGTAGTTCCGTTTGTTCCTCCCTCTGTTCCATCAGAATCTATGGTGGTTATGATTGTAATCGCTGATGCATAAACCGCAACCGCTGTTGCTTTACCTAACCCCAAATTTGTAGCAGTTGTGGCAGTTTTTGCTGCTAATAGTTTCATTATACTGTCTCCGTTGTTTCTGCTTCTGGCTCTATTATTTTATTTGTGAACATAGAAGAAGCAACATCCTGTTTTCTAGATGCAATAGAATCAACTACCTTATCAGAGATAAGTGTATTAAATGCATCAGTAACCTTAATTGGTTTATCTTGCATTGAAAAATCTACTATATCCACCGTTTTAATCTCTTTATTTATTTCTTGTTCTGCCATGTAAATCTCCACATATTATCTATTAATATTTATACGATTAAATAACTCTACTTTAACCTATATTCTTCTTTCTAAAAGTTGATATATTGGTTAATTGTGTTTTAGAATCATTTCCCAAATCAATTACCGTTTCTTCACCATATCCACCCTCGCCTTCACCTTCTTCTCCACCTTCTTCTTCCGCCTCAATTCCCATCTGTTTATCTTCATGTTCAACTTCTTTTTCAGACTGATGAAGGATATTCGTTCTAAACCACTCTTTTGAGTAGTATTTTCCTACCATGTCTTCCATGTCTCTTGCAATAGTCATTCGTTGTGTCATTATTTCGTGCATTTTTAATTCTGTATAATAATGATCTGTATTGAATGCATAATGAACTTTATCTTTAATCTTTCCCCAATCATTTGCAGTCAATATACCTTTTAGAATTAACTGCCTCTCCAAAATATCATTGAACATGACCGAAAATCGTTTTTGTAATTTTTGAATGAACTTACTAAAAAGCAGCTCGTCCCTAGATATCTCGCTTTCTCTCCCCAAAGAGAAACCAGAGTCTGCCTCCAATCGAGATACAGGAACGTGCATTGCTTTATAAAGTTTTTTCTGAAAGAATTCTACATCATCCATTTGTCCAAGATTTTCTCCGCCTGGGAGTGTGGTAATCTCTGTTCCTCTACCACCTTCTCTACGAGGCAACCAATAATCTTCCAACATTGACTGATGTCGTTTATCATCTTTAACCTCACCAGTTTCAGAATCATACAACAATCGGTTCTTATATCGTGTCATAATGTCACGAATGTATTGTTCTGCTTTAATTTTTGGGAGATTACCAACATCAATGTAGAAAATTCTACGTTCTGGTGCTCTTGCAATACGATAGATTACTACCGCATCTTCTACCATTCGGAGTTGATTGAGGGGTTTTAGTGCTTTGTGAAGATAAGATAGAACGGTTGTTTTTCTTGTATTCAATAGTCCAGAAGTAGAATAAATGATACTATCCCCCGAAATCATAATTCCTTGAGCTCCTCTGGTGTCTAGTCCACCTTCATTGTAGGTGTACATATCATTTATTTTAATGTTTACTTTTTGGGAATCTGATGTTCTTTCTTGTTTAATTTGCTTGACTTTTTTGATTTTTGTAGAGTCAAGACTTCGGAGTTCTATGATACCACGTTTTGGATCGTTCATATCAATCATTGCATGATAATAAAGCCTACCTTCTACGTACCATCTCTTGAAGATATCTGGGCCGTAATTATTAAAATTCAATAGATGTAAGATATTTTCAAATTCGCCACGAACTTTATTTTTTATTCCATCGGAAAGGTCTGTATTATCTAAAACAATTTCTATTGGTTGTTTACTTTTTTCTATAACAACCGCTTCGTTGACAATATTATCAATTGCAATTTCGCAATCGGCAGTCATTGCCGCATCACGATACTTAAATATTAAGTCAACTTCATTTTTATACGCACCATCAAAATCAACATAGGAACCATATGCACCAGCTCCCGATACCATCATAGAACCATCATCGTTCTCTGGTAACGTGAATGTAGGTACATTCGCCTTGGGCGATTCTTCGCTCTTTCTTTCAATTTTGAATCCAAATAATTCAAGTGCCATAATTTATTCTCCTAAAAATAATTTTAACCAGCATTAGAATCACTATGTGTTTCTGATGAGAGTCCGTGTATAACTTTATAACCAGGCATCCATCGGTCATAAGTCCAAGTACAAGTATATTCTTCTATTTCCTGAGTTCCCCAATCAAGTGTAATTGCAGATAACGCAGTAGGGAATGCTCCTATAAAATGATAATGATGTGCTTCTTCTCCACTTTTTTTGAATTGAGTCACTTTGATACGTTGTTTATATTCTGCATTTTCTCCCTCTTTTTTACTAAACTTTCCTCTTGTATTTAGGACATGGTTTGATATGAGATCCATCCATTGTTCAAGTGCAATTCTAATTCCATAATCTTCATCATTGATAATCGTAGTTTCCCATGTATCGAATGTGCGGTCACCAGCTACTTTTATTGCTTTACCATGATGAAATACATCAAAAGTACCAACAGTAGATGCAGGAATTGATGCACCTTTAACAAGAAATTTAGAAATGTTTGGTTTGGGTGGGTTGTTTATATCGGATGGAAATAATAATTCAACTGTAAACAGGGAAGGACGAGCCCCTCCCTGTGCTAAATTTGATTTGAAATCTGTTATTGCGAAGGCCATTCATTTTACTATTATATTATGACGCAGGAACTATATTGGTTTCGCTAGCACCTGTTCCATGACTCCAATAATCATAACACCATGTAACAGTATATTCTTGTATCATGTCAGATGACCAATCTACTGGAATTTCTGCAAGTTCAGTCGGCCAAAGATTATGAAACTTATAAGTTTGTGCGGTGCTTCCATCAGTTGTTATTTGTTGAACCTTAGCAGTACCTTCATAGTAACCACCTCTTAAACCGGCAGTAACTGGTGAACCTACAAGGGTATTCCTTGTACCATCCATTTTACCACTTATCAATCTCATCCATTCAGAAATTTTATTTCTAATTGAAAAAGATTCATCATTTATAATAGTTGTTGTCCAATTATCAAAAGTTCTGAAACCTGTCCACTTATATGCTCTTCCATGATAATTTACTGCAAGGGGTGCAATATTCGCAGAAGGAATTGATGTTGCTTTACACATTATTGTCTCATCACTAACCAAAGATAACGCTGTATTTTTACCATGATCTAATGATATCGTATATAAAGCGGGACGAGCACCACCTCCTGCTTTCGCAAGAGCAGATTTAAAATTCGTTACTGTAAAAGCCATGTTATCCCTTTATTCCTGTTTAGCAAATGTAGTTGTTAAATTAGTACTCTTTCCCTTTGCACTTGTATAATAGTTGTATGCCCATGTTACATCGAATTGTTCTATATCACTTGCGGTATCATAACTAAGTGCAATTTCTGAAACTGTTTGTGGCCAACAATCTATAAAAGTCCATGTCATTAAAGATTCACCATCTTTTGAATATTGTGTTAATGTTACTTCTCCTGCCCAAGATGTACTGTCACTATAGCTTTCATTTCCTACATGGGAATTAATTCCGTCCATCCATTCATCTATAACATTTCTGACTGAATATTTTTCGGAATTGATGATAGTTGTATTCAAGTCACCAAAAACCATGTCGCCTGGAATTTTTACTGTTCTACCAAAATATTGTCTTTCAATGGGGGTAACAGTTAAAGGCGGGATTGCAGAAACATTGCAATGAGTTGCCATGTCAGTAAATACTCCTGTAAGTTTCATTGCTGTTGGTTTGCTTACAGATATGTCAAATAAACTCGGCCGAGCGCCCCCGAATGCGAGCGCCGACTTAAAGGTTGATAATGTTGATGATGTTGCCATTTTTAATTTTCTCCAATTAACTTATTATTATTATTTATATCAAAAATATTAAACAGCACCAACTACTTCGGAAAATGATACTCCACTTCTAACTGCAACAAAATTGAGTTGGATGAAGTTGATAGAACGTGAAGGTTTGACAAAAATGTCACCCCTAAACGAATTTGAATCTACAACTTGTGGTGTATTATTTGAAGCATCACATACAACACTAAAGTCTTGTATTCCACCTCTTCCTTGAATATCACGCAAGAAAGGTTCTACAATGGAAACAAACTGTGAGCGTGTGAACTCATCGTTGAATTCAAACAACTGGAATCTTGCAGCATTTGCAATCGCTTTTTCCAGAAGAATGAATAATCGTCTTACATTGATTCTATCAAATGCAGATGGTTTAGTCAATTGTGTCTTATCACCAAACATTACTACACCTTCGCCTGGGAAAGAAACAATCGGGTTTACACCAGCAGAATACAATTTATCTCGTTCTGCTTTCTTTGGATTGTAAGGAAGTTTTACAACACCTTTAATTTGACCTCTTGAGAATCCAGCCGGTGACCAGAATGGGTCACGAACTTGATCTGTATGAGCACAAAGACCAGCAATATCTCCGTTCAAAGGAACGAAACGAAACTTGTCATTGTGTTTGTCAAACATATACTTCCAACCAGAATCCATAACTGCGTATGAAGTGTTCATATTTACAGCATCACGATAATCTGTGACATTTCCTGTTGCAGTTGAAGAACTTGTAACTCCAACAACATCAGATTTTTCTGGTGAAAAGAATGCTATACAATCTTTGCGTGATTCTGCAACTTGATTGATAACGTGTCGAACAACCGTTGAACCATGAGCGGCAGTAGTGATAAGTGACATATCAACATCTTCTGCTGATTTGAACTTGTCATATGCACGAACAATATCTGCGGTAGCAAGAGCAGAACCATCGGTTCCACCAATGAAACTTGTTGAAATAGGAACTGAACCACAGAAAAATTCTGTGCCATCTCCACCACTATTTGTCAGACCAGCCGCAGTTGTAGCATCTACTCCCCAAGCAATATATGTCTTGGTTTGTGATGTGATTTGATTTGCAGATCCTGCCATGGTAATTGCATTAATCACAGGATGTTTTACCCACCAGCAATATGCGGAATTTTTATTGAGGAAGTTTTTGTAATATACTTCTTCTCCATCGGGAGATTTAGCACCCTTCATAACTGAAAGATTTCCCCATGCTTCTACTACTTCACCTACTGAACCTGTCCATTCTCCGTCTTCATCTATGATTGCAACGTGAATTTCATCATTAGATAGACTCTTGTCTGCAGCAGTTGCAGATGTGCCAGGAGCTCCTTCGTTGAAAGAATCTGCATATTCCCATTTTCTTTCAAAAGTTACAGCAGTATTAACACCAACAAACTTACTTGCAACTGTTAAAGAAGTTGCAGATGCAATTGCGGAAACTCTTCGTGTTTCTCCGCCAATTGTAATTAAGTCACTTACTGTAAGTTGTGTGGTAAAATATGTTGCAGTTCCAGTTACCGTTGTTGAATCAGCAGTAGTTGCGACTGTTCCAACCATCTGTGCGGCTTGTTGTGAATAAACTGAACGTTTTTGTCTTGAAAGAGTTTTACCAGATGTAATATCTGCGGAATGTGTCTTTGCACGTACAACAGCAGCTGTTGCAGATGCGATTGATACAACAACAAATCCACCAGTTGCAGATTGTATATCTATCGTATCACCGACTTGAAGGTCAGTCAAGAATGTTGTACTTGATCCTGCCAAAGCACCACTTGATGCTGTCCATGCAACTGTTCCAGTAAGATTTCCATCTGATGCTGGTCTATCGCAAGGACAAATTGACATTTTAAGACTGTTACCTAAAACACCTGCCCATTTTGCGATCAAAGGTGCGGTTCCACCATATGTTGTGCTTCCACCATACTCATCATCGTAATTGTTGTAATATGCATCTGAATCTGTGATTTGAACAGCGGTATATGATGATGTAGTAATCGCAGCAGAGTTCTTTGGTGCGGAAGCATCTGAAACTGTAGTATTCGCAGCACGAACAACGTTCATTGCGTTTGAATACGAAAGGAAGTTTGCGGCTGTGAAAAAGTCGATGAAGTTATCATCGTTTGGTTTTTGAAATAATTCTACCAGATTGTCTTCATCAGTAATCAATGTAACATCTTCGATTGGGCCCCAACGGAACCGTCCAACAGCTCCACCCATCGATGATCCGGCAGCAACTGCGACATTAGTTAAGTCAATTTCTGAGGTATTGACGCCTGGGCTTACTTGAAAGGCCATCTTATATTCTCCGTTGAAAATTATGAGTTTCGTTAGGACATTACATCTGTCCTTATGGAATATTTATAAATATAGATAATTGATGAATAATATTTAGTGTGTGGTAAACATGGACAAATATCCAGAAAAAGCTATAAAACGATTTGAAATAAAAGTAAAAAAGACAGATGGTTGTCATCTCTGGTCTGCAGCTAAACAGAAACAGGGATACGGAATGTTTTCCTATGCTGGAAAATCAACTCCTGCTCATAGATTTGCATATCTTCTTTATAACGGAGACATTGCAGAGAATATGGTAGTTCACCAAACTTGTGAAACTAACGAATGTGTCAATCCAGAACACCTAGTTCTTCAAACTAAAAGTCAAAATAAAAGAAGTTACACTTCTGTACGTGTCAGTCAAGAAATGGTTGAAAAAGAAAGTGTCAAATATCTATATAAACTTCGTAATCTCCGTCCTGACTTGGTTGCAGAAATAGATGCAATTCTAATGAAATTGATTACAGAAGAAATGATGGAAGAAGATGATTTTGGATTTGAATTTGAAATTAAAAAGAAAGAATATCTCTAGTATAATTCTCTCTGCCACTCTTCGCCTGCTGGTTTCCAAATATTATCATCGCCTGGAATCGTAGTATCTTCATCTTGTCCATCCTCAATAAATCCAAAAGGAACCAATTCTTCCTCAATCATTTTCATTTGCTCAGCAAACATTTTTTCCCGAATATTCTGGTCTGTGAGTTCTCTGAAGTACCGCTGTTGCACTAACCAAGAAAAGAGGACACATCCCATCACTAAATCATCGTGAGCCCCAGCATCCGCTTCCCATGAAGTACTCTTTCCAATAAAGGTTGTCAATTCACTTATTGTATCGAAATCTTCTATTATTAAATTATTTCTTTCTATCAAATCCTTGAGTGTTGCACATCCGATTCGTTTGACTTGTTTTGTTGTACGAATACCCATCGATACGTTCTTGGAAAAACCACCGCCAATTTGTTGTCCGTTTCTCCCATGCATCGTAACCATCATCATGTTCTCGTATTCCATATCGTGATAGAGAATATCAGCCACTTGTTGCCCAATGTCGTTTACCTCCACTAAAACAAATGCTTCGTTGTATTTCTGTGCGGTTGTGAAGATGATATTAGGATATAACATTGGCGAAATATCGTTTTTGCGATATTTTCCGACTTGCCGGTAAGGTTGTTTTGTAACATCAAATATCGAAAATGCAGAATAGTCTAACCCCACACCTCTTGAAACATCACACACCATAACGTAAGTGTGGCCTATCACTGGCTCTTGAAAAATATCCAATCCTTCATAAGAATAAATTGGTGTTTTATAAGGCATTGCCATGAGTCTTTCGGTAGAAATAAGCGTATTGGAACTTCCTAAAAACGAACATTCAAACTCTTGTTGAAATTGTCTCTCTGAAGTATTCCGTATCGTTTTCTCTTTCCATTCTTCATCCCTGTCTGGAACTTGTGACCAATGAACCGAAATGGGCGAATAATCATTCTGTTTTTCTTCTGCATCTGTCCACAACTTATAAAACAGATTCATTCCATTCGGAGTAGATACTATGAATACTTTGGTAGTTTTACCAGAAGAAATTGTAGGATAAACTGAACTGAAAAACTCTTCGGAAATATTATGTGGCACAAAGGCAAACTCATCTAGAAAAATGATGTTAAATGAACCACCTCGAATAGCAGAACCAGAAGTAGAACTAGCGAGTATTTTAGAGCCGTTTTCCAGCTCGATGTTCCCTTTGTTCCATATTAAAATTCCTTGTTGCAACCACTTCGGCATATGTTCGTATGCAAGTTGCAATCTTCCAAGAAGTTCCATTGCAGTTGCTTTTTTGTTTGCAAGAACTGCAACGGAAACATTTTCGTTGAAAAGGATGTAATGGAGAAGGTATGCAAGGATGGTAGTTGATTTACCAGATTGTCTGGCCATTTTACAGATCACAAATCTTTCATTATGAAAACGATCAATCATGTCTTCTTGATAATCCCGAACATCAAAATCAACCAATCCTTCATCAACTGAAACAATTTTTATATGTTCAGATATAAAATGAAGAGGGTCTTGTTGACATCGAACATATTCACCTACCTGTTCCTCTGTCCAATCTTGATGAACATATGCAGATTTTAGTAAGGGATTTCCTAAGTACGTTCCGTGTTCTGACATAATAATTACTACCTTTGTTCATTTTAATATTATATCACAGGATAAATGTGATATTTCAAAATAGTATAAATGAATCCTGCTAAGAATATACCCATACCAATTTCATGTACTCTTTTATTGCTACTAAACACCATCGGAGTCATGACACATAACATAATGACTCTACCGACTACCTTGAGT